ACTTTAACGATCGTATTAAAGAGATTTTTTATGTAGGTCAAACAGTAACAATTTCTAATTCTGGATCTTCTTACAATGGCAGTAAAGTTATTACATGCAAGGTATTCAGCTATTCCAATTGAAAGCCAGCTACAGGCCCGTAATGCAGTGATCACAACTATCCTGGTATAATGTATCTGTAAGTAACTATTGTAGCAACAAAGAAGCCTGGTATCAATTGCCAGGCTTTCTTATTTTACTTCTTTTCTTCTGTGGTCCCTTGCAAAGGTCTACCATTTGAACCATATGGTGTTTGGCCGGCTGCCTTTACTAGTAGAATGATATTGGCATTTAATTGCTTTAACTGCATCAGGCTTTCATTCACCTTCCAATACCATAACATTACAGAACGTAATAGAAAGAATGCTGCCAGGAAGATCACCAGCATAATTACTGCACCACCCAATTCTGAATTGGTGGATAATAAGATTGATAATTGTTTCATAGATTAATGTTTTTAAGTGAAAGCAAAATTATGTAGCAGTTTCCAATCTGCGAAATAAATTATCTGCCATTTACATTTTTTGATTTCTCTTCCATATTTAAAAGTATGGAAACACTATCATCTAAACAAAAAACATTCACTTTCAATGTATCATTACTTATTGCTTATGCCTATTCTAATGGCTTCCAGCTGACCTTTGGAGAAGTCTACAGAACACTGGAACAGCAAAAGATTTACTTCAATTCCGGACGTTCCAAAACAATGAACAGTAATCATCTCAATAGGCTGGCTGTAGATTTCAACATATTCTATGATGGTAAGATGTTATTTTTTGATGAAAAGAAATATTCTGTAGATGTTGAAACAGTCAGGCCACTTGGCGAATATTGGGAATCACTACATCCACTTAACAGATGGGGTGCTGATTGGAATAAGAATGGAATTAATGATGAAACATTTCGTGATCCTTACCATTTTGAAATGCAGCATCTATAATTGATATCCTGTTCTGCACATTGTGCGAACAAGTAATTACCTGTTCTATTTATTATTTGAAGGCTTTCCAATAAAGAAGGGCTTTCAATAATGAATGGCATACGCAAAGAAGAAAGCACAACAACAAAAAGTACAGGAACCAATCAATGTTCAGTTCAATCCGAACATAAAACAATTAGAAGCTTTTCAATATTTAACTAGTGAGAAATATAAACACGTTTCAGAAATTCTATATGGTGGTGGTGCTGGTGGTGGTAAGTCTTATTTTGGATGTGCTTGGTTAATATTAATGTGTTTAAAATATCCAGGAACCAGGTGGTTAATTGGTAGATCAGAATTAAAGAATTTAAAACTATCTACATTAAATTCCTTTCATAAGGTGGTCAGTGATTGGAATATATTACCAGCATACTTTACCCACAATCAACAATCTGATGTGATCACTTGGCATAATGGAAGTGAAATCATTTTGAAGGACCTGAAAGAATCACCAAGTGATCCTAACTATTCTTCTTTAGGGTCCATTGAAATATCCGGTGCTTTCCTGGATGAAAGCCAGGAGTTAACAGAGAATGCAAAAAATATTGTTTCTTCCAGAATTAGATACCAATTAGATAAATATAAACTAACTCCAAAACTTCTTCTTACCTGTAACCCACAAAGGGGATATCTATATGATCAGTTTTATATGCCATGGAAACAAAATAAGTTACTTCCATATAGAAAATTTGTCCAGGCTTTATATACCGACAATACAGAAATAGATTCCAATTATGCTTTGCAATTAGATCGATTATCCGGCCCCCAAAGAAACCGGTTAAAGAATGGTGAATGGGATTCAGAAGAACAATATAATCTTATTGCCTATGATAAGATTATGGAAATGTTTAATTCTCACATTGATGAAAATGATATTCATAGGATTGCAGTGGATGTGGCCAGGCTTGGAAAAGATAAAAGTATAATTATGATCTTCAAGGGAAAAACTCTTATTGAATTGGTTGAACTGGCAAAGAATACCACAGATCAACTTGTGAATATTGTTTTATCCAAGATGAAAAAATATAATGTAATACCTAAACACGTAATCATTGATTCAGCTGCAGTGGGTGCCGGCACTGTAGATTATATTCGTGGGTGCACTCCTTACCTATCCAATCATAAAGCTTTACATAATTCTAATTATAAAAATTTAAGTTCACAATGTTTTTTTCAGCTGGCAGATATGATTAACCGGAATGAATTAAATATTCATCTGCCTTTATTGAATGCTGCCACCAAAGAAAGAATAATAAAAGAACTAGAATTTGTTCGGGCCAAGAATGTGGATAAGGATGCAAAACTGGAGATCATTCCAAAGGAAGAAATAAAGCCTTTGATTGGTGGTAAAAGTCCAGACTATGCAGATTGCCTTAGTATGTTTGCATGGTTCTTTATCCCAAGTCAATTTAAAACTACTGGTGAATATGCAATAAGAACATCTTCTTCCAGGAGAAGATAAGAATTATGGCTTTTTAATTTGGTGCGAACAGGTTAGTTTATGTTCTATTTATTATGTGATGGACAATAAACAAATAAATACAGTACCAATTCCCACTACATTTTCCCAGCTTCCATTAAGCAAGGGTAAGTTAATTATGGGTTTACCTACATCCGGAATCACAGAGGCAGAATATTATACTAATTGTTATGCCATATTAACTGATCAGGATTTTGAACAATTGACAATTGGTGAAGCATTGATTGTTAAACAGCAAATTAATGATCTGCTTTCTTCTGGAGAAGATTCCAAAATTAATTATGAATATGATCTGGCCGGCCATAAATATTTCCTGGAATATGATCTTTCAAGATGTTCATTTGGAATGTATGTGGACCTGGAAAGGATTATGGAACAAAGCCAAAATAATATATGGAATAACATTGAACAATTGATTGCTTGTGTTATCAGACCCATTCAACCATCTGAAAAAGAAAAAAAGCGCTTTAACTTTTTAAAGAGAAAACCAAAAGTTGAAATTTCTAATTATGAATTAGAAGATTATGATTTTATTTCAAGGATGCAAAGACAGAAAATAATTCTGGAAAATATGAATACCCAGGATGCAATAAACATACTGCTTTTTTTTTGTCTTATAGGAAACAGCTTTTTACAGATTTTATTTACCTCTACTCAGCAAGTGATGGAATCCAATCAAAGTTAATATCCGGATTTTATGAAGACTATAATAAAAGCTTTTCATTTCAGGATATGTTTATTACCCTGGTCCACTCTTTCAGAGAACCGGTAAAAGAAATTGAAAAATATAATCATAGATATTGTTTATATGAGTTATCAAGATTGAAAAAGAAAAATGAAATTGAAAATAAGATTGCAAAAGAATTTAACAAATAAAATATAAATGGCAAGAGAATATACATATAACCAGCTAATCAAAATCTTTCATAATTATGCAGAAAGTTCTCCTTTGATCAGATCATTTTATGCAGGGGACCCCAAAGAATTTGTTTCAATTGATCAGGAATATCCATTGCTGTTTGTTCAATGCGCTAATATTAGTTCAACAAAAAACGAATTAATTTATGATGTTGAATTTCTTGTTTTGGATCGTCTGGCTTCTGATAACTCAAATCAAAATAATGTAAAATCTGATACTCTTCAAATTTTATTGGGCTTAAAAAATTACTTATCTGATCAAAATAATAACCTTGAATTTAACAGAGTTGAAGATAATGCAGAATTTTTGCATGTAGGAAAAAATATTGATTCACAATGGACAGAAGGCCATGTTATGAATCTAAAAATAAGAACTGCTAATTCCGGAAATTGGTGTGCAGAACCAGGTATTGGTGATTCTGTATCTTATGCTGATGGTGTTTTTTCTTTCCAGCCTTCATTGACTTGTTCCAATCTTACAGCCTGTACATCATTTGTTCAGGCCCTTGGATTAAAGGCTGATTTATCCGGTGCAACATTTACTGGTCCTGTTTCAGCAACAACATTTAATGCAAATTTATATTATTCTGGAAACACTCCGCTAACAACAATCATTCAAAATATTACTTCTCAATATTCCGGATCAAGTGCAGAATATTATTTTTCAGCCAATACAGATAATAATTTATCAGTATCAAGATCAGGAAATACCATTGAGTATGGATTGAATCCAAATTTAAATATTTCTTCATTACATATTGGATCAACATTTACAGCAACAACTGGTGATGTTATTATTAATAGTTCTGATATTCATTTGAATGGGTCAAGAATATTAGCAGCAAATACCATCTTTTCAAGCGCTTCAACGGCCAATAATTTTATTTCAGGTGCCACAAATTTAAATGAAGTATTTGCACCATATGTTCATTCACACAATGATTATTCTTTAACTTCTCATACTCATACTGATTATTCATTATCATCACATACCCATTCATTATCCGATATTTTAAATACTGCACATACTCACAATAGTTATTCATTAACATCACACACACATTCTTTAGCAGAAATACAGAATACTGCACATACTCACAATAGTTATTTATTAACAGCAAATACTCCATATGAAGTTTCCTATTATAGAAAAAGAGGAAGCAATTTAACAAGGTGGTATCATTCCGGGGTGAATGCAGTAGCGAATAGCATAGTAGCAATGCCAAAAGATGTACTGCATTATTGTCCATTTATTGTTTCTGAAACACAAACAATTAATGTAATTGCTTGTGAGGTAACAACATTTGGATCAGCTAGTAGTGTTGCAAGGTTAGGAATATTTGATTCCATAACAAATACTTCATCCATTTATCATATGCAACCAAATAATGTTATTGCAGATTGTGGAACAGTTGCTATAGATAGTAATGGTGTTAAATCAATATCAGGATTAACTGTAACACTAACTCCAGGATTATATTTTTTAACAATAAATAATAATTCATCTACCAACCCTTCATTTAGATCATTGGGTGCTGCTGCTTGTCCAGCATTATTTTCAATGGGTCCAACAATGGGCGCATCCAATGCAAATCATTTGGTGGAAAATCAAACATTTGGAGCATTTACATCAAGCACAAATAGCTTGGTTAACGTTGTTGCAACACTACCACCAATTATAGCAGTTCAAATATCATAAAAATTAAAATAAAATATTATGGCAATTAACCAAACATACATAAAACAAATAATTAATGGAGAGGAAGTAATGATTCTAATTGAAGAAGAGATTGTTCCTGAACCAGAAATACCACAATTATCAGCAATCGAATTGCAAGATAAATTAAATCAACTAATTGAACAGATCACTGTAATACAGGAACAGATCAATATCATATCTGAACAATAATATAATTATGGCTGAAAATAAACCCACTCACAAGCAAACAAAAAAAGAACTATCAAAGTTTGCAAAGAAATTATTATCTGATTTCAAAGGCGAATTAATTGGCAACAATAAAGTGGCCAGTTATGGATTGGTTAATTCTTTGGAGTTAAAATTCAATGATGGAGTTTCTTCCATACAGATTGATTTTCTGTATGTGCCATATGGTAAGTGGATTGAAACCGGCCAGAAACCTCATTGGGTCCCAATTCAACCGCTTAAAGATTGGGCCAAGCTAAAAGGCAAAGATGATTCATTTGCATATGCTGTACGGCAAAAAATAAAAGATGAAGGAGTAAAACCATTTCCATTTGTGGATAATATTATTCAGGCATCCAATGTTGAAACAAATTTGGAAAATATTTTGCTGGAAGCATTTGGTGATGATCTGGATATTCAATTAAAAAGTATGCTTGATAAAAATGTAAAAGAATACTTTGATAATAAAACAAAATAACAATTAAGAAAAAAGAATTATGGCTTTAATAAATATATATGAATCACCGGATAATCCATCACACGTTTATTCTCCTTTTTATTTTGCACTTACTTCATCTGCATCTACGCAAAGCAATTTTAAATTCTTTGCTGATCTATATCATGGTGAAGTGAATCCGAACGAATTTGTGAACAGGTTTTATTTTGTTCCGCGTGATAATGGAATGGGTATTTTTTCACCTCATAAAATTCTGGAAAGTTATGTATCATCAAATTTATCTGCTTCAACATATGGCTTTCACACCAGACTTGAATCACAGCATACTTACCAGATTGATTTTGGATGCAGCTATAAAGTTAATCCAACTGATACAGGTTCCACAATTTTTACAGCCGTAACATCTACTTCCCTTTTGAATGTGAATAATTCTATACGACAATATGCAGATGAAATTCCATTATCAGAAAGAACATTTATTGGTTCCACTCCTTCTGTATGTCAATTGCTTACAGATTGGAATCCTGCAAACCGACAAAGAATAAGGAGAAATGATTTCCATACTATTGGAATATACAGAATGCTAAGTAATACCATAGCTGTTCAATGTTTTGATTCCGGATTTACGCAAATTGGAACAACATATATAACAGATGGTTATGATCCGGCTTATGATCGGTATGAAATTGGTGTTGGTCCGGCAAACCTTGGAAATATAATTTCTGGTTCTGTACATTATTATCTGGTATCAGTTTGTTTGAATGATTTAGATGATGAACGATCAGAACAATACGGCTTTATCATCGATGATAACTGTTATAAAAATTCACCTGTTAGAATCAGCTGGAAAAATAAATGGGGTGGAGAAGATTTTTTTTCGTTTAATATGGAAACAAAAAAACAATTTTCAAGGAAAAATAATGAATGGCAGAAACATATTGGTTATGGATCATTGATTGGTGAAAGAGGCCGCACATTACTGAATGTGGAAGTTCAGGAAAGATTCACTGTTTCATCTGACTGGATCAACAATCAAGAATCTGAACTTTTAACAAAATGTTTTGCTTCTCAAGAACATTGGCTGATTGATGAAGATGGAAACAAACTACCAATAATTTTAATTGATTCTATCAATGAACCAAAGAATGTTGAAAATGATTTTCTATTTAATGCACAGGCCACATTTGAATATGCTTATCCGGTTAACACACAAAGAACATAATTTAAAATGCAAAATATAACCACTGAAATTTTAATTAATAGAATCAATGTTGATCTTTTTAAAGATGAACGTATTGATCTTATTTTCTCTATAGCTGACATCAAGAATATCAGTAATAGAAATTCATCCTATTCAAAGCAAATAACATTACCGGCTACAGCTGCCAATTCAAAATTATTTTCATTTTTATTTGATGTTGGTGTGGATACTACATTTAATCCAAATATAAAAGCAGAATGTATTGTTGTTGTTGATTCCATTGAAGTAATAAATGGATATGTACAGTTAACTGATATTGTCTATGATATTTCTTCACAGGTGGCCGGATATAAAGTGGTGATCTTTGGAAACAATTTTTCATTTATAAAAGCATTGGGTGAAGAAAAAATTATGGACCTTGATTGGTCAGATTTTACACACGCCAAAAATCAAACAAATATTGAAGCTTCATTTTTTGGTGATCGATCATATGTCTATCCATTAATTGATGTTGGTGCCGGCTGGCAGTATCCACAAATTCAGGCTGGTGGTCCGGAATACATTGATTATAATGATTTGAAACCAGCGTTTTATGTAAAGGATATTGTGAATAAAATGTTTTCTGCACATTCATTTACATATACTTCTGAATTTCTTTCTTCTCCTTTCTTTTCAAAATTATTATATTTTCCACCTGCTCTAACAGGTAGATCATTGGAAGCTGATGTAGAATTAAATTTAAATTTACATTTTCCAATTTTTAATTATTCTGGATTTATTTATATAAATGATTTGGTTGATATCACTGGAACGGTAAAAGTGATATCACAAAATCCAAATACATTGGAAAAATATGAACTTATTAAGGAACCATTTTTTATTCCAAACACAAACGGACATTTATCTGCTTCAACAATTTCAATTAGTAGACAAGCAAGAATATTATTAAATGCAAATGATAATGTTTATGTTGAAATAGAAGCATATGTTAGTAGTTTATTTACTCAAAATGTTCCGTTTCCTTTTTACTTATCTGTTCTACCATCATCTGCTTCAACAGATGGTTTACTAATTAAATATTTAGATTCAACAAATGTAGTTAGTGATTCTTTTGTTGGAACATCTGGTTATAATATTCCAATGGAAACATTTCATAATGTTGTTTCAACAAAACGTGGAATTTTCGATTTGATTACTTCACCTTATTATGTTATAAATAATTCATGGAATTCTGGAACAAATGAACACAAGGTTAATACTTCTGTAATATATAATCATATTCCGGAAAATTTAACACAAGTATCTTTTTTTAATGATATAATTAAATTATTCAATTTATACATTGATGTTGATAAAGCCAGCAATGGCCAGAATTTAATTATAGAACCAAGACAAAGAAATCCATTTTCACAAGGTTATTATGATCTATCTAATGAAATATGGGAATTTGATAAACTGTTTGATGCGAGCAAAGAAATTAATATACGGCTTTTATCAGAATTACAGAATAAAAATATATTATTTTCATTCCAAGATGATTCAGATTATTTAAATCAAAAATATAAAAGTGATACCAATGAAATTTATTCACAGAAATTAATTGAACTGGAAAATGATTTCTTAACTGGTACCATGGAAATAAAGCCAGCAAACTTTGCCGGCACCCCTTCACAACAAATTCCAGGAAGTAATGGTTTATTAATACCAAGAATTTATAACAGACAGGATAATATTAATTCAAACATTGTGGAACCAGAACCAGCCAGTGGATATAAAGGCAGGCTTTTATATTTCCATGGTAATTGGGATGTATATTTTATCAATGGTGAAACAATTCAGATTAAATATGAAACTGGACAAACAGGCGTATATTCTTCTATAGCATTTGCAAATGAATTCTATGGTCCTACTCCATGGTATCCAAGTATGCAAATTAATTATGGTGTTCCAAGAGAAGTTTTCTATCAAACTCCATATCCAGGTTTTTCCGGAAATCCACAAGAAAATCTTTATACTACATTTTATGAAGATTATATTTCCGGAATCACAGATAAGAATTCAAAACTGGTAACAGCTTACTTTAATTTATCAGCTTCTGATATCAGTAAAATATCATTTAATGATTTAGTATTATGGAATGAACAGTATTGGTATTTTAATAAGATAGAATATAATGCACAAGGTAATGAAACCACAAAAGTTGAATTGCTGTTAATGACTTCTGCAGCCCGATCATTAAAGGATAATAAGTTTATTGGTAAAAGATTACGATCCACACCAACAATAACAGGAAAAGGAAACAATGTTGGAAACTTTTCCGGAGCATTTGGAAGAAATAATAATTCTGAAAACTCGTTAACAACATTATTCCAGGGTGATAATAATAATGTTGGTGATCAGTCAAATAATGTTTTTGTTTCTGGAAATAATAATACCATTGGTGGCAGGATCAATAATGTATCATTGATAAATGCAAATTATAATTCTGCACATACTTCCAATACAGTAATTATCAATGGAACAGGAAATACAGTAAATTCCGGATTAACAAATACGATTATTCTAAATCTAAATGATTTCACTGTACCATCTGCCAATACAGTTTATATGGGTTTAACCAATTTTGTTTCTGGCTTCACTGTAAACAATGAAGCATATAATCAATATTGGACGGCTTCCACTGGGAATAGATCATTGGTAAGGTATCCACAATCAGGTAATACTGCTAGTGCTACAGATGGAATTATTTTGGCCGGCACTGGTTCAACCACTGTAGGTAATTGGGGATTAATTGGTAATGGCCATAATAATATTTTAAATGATTTTTATAATCAAACAATATTAAATGGAAATAATAATTCCGGCTATTCACATCATACATTTATTGTTGGTGGTGATAATAATATTATTGGAACCAACAAAAATAATTCTGCCATAATTGGTTTATCATCTTTTTCTGCTACATCAGGAAATACATTATATGTTCCTGCATTGGTGGCCAAAAATCTATCTGGATCAACAACCAGATATGTTGTTGCTGATAATGAAGGAAGATTATCTGCTTCTACATTATCATATGGATTTACAGGAATAACATCTGCTGTAAATCTGCATCCTTCAAATCAGATTTATTCTTCTCAATCTGGAAGCAGTTTATATTTCAGAGGACTTTCAGCAGGAACAGGAATTGCATTAACACAAACAACCAGTGCAATAACCATCACCAATACAGTAACGGCACCATTTGTTCCAAGTAATACGGTAAAATGTCAATCTGCTAACTATATTGCTACTAATGATGATTGGGTTATTGTTGTTAAGAATATAACGGCCAGCACCACTGTTACCCTTCCTGCTGCACCACTTGATGGAAAAGAAATAATTGTGAAGGATGCCAGCGGATTAGCCAATACATATAACATCACAATCCAAGATACTGTAAATGGAATCGATGGTGGGACCACTTATGTAATGATAAATAATTATCAATCCACTTCTTTAATTTATTCAGATTGTCATAAACTATGGTTAATTGTTTATGATTATATTCCTGTTTCAGCATAAATAATTCTGTTCTGCAAGCTTCGTGAACAGATGGGAATCTGATCTGCAAAGCTTTGCGAACAGATGCCAATCTGATCTGCACTTTGTGCGAACAACTGCTAAGTTGTTCTATTTATTATGTGATGGACAATCCAAACATAATAAATAAACACAGATCACTGGTTGAATCAACCAATTTATGTTCTGTAATGCTTATGAATTTACTTCACCTTTCCCAGGAAGAAGTTAATTCTATTCGCTTAAAAATGGCTAGTTCAGAAATTTTTAATCCTATTCTGAATGGCAGCAAATAAACAAGTTTTTTATTCGATCAATCTTGAAACCGGAAAAGCAGTTTCCACAATTTCTGAACTACGAAAATTAGCGAAGGAATTGCAAAGGCAATTGGAAACCACTCCAAAAGTGGATGCCAATTTTCAGCCTCTTACAGAGAAATTAAGATTAGCCAAACAAGAACTTTTCAAGTTTAATGAACAGATCAAAGGCAGCCCATCTTTTACCCAAAAAATGGCCGGTGCTTTTACTGAATCCTTTAAACAAATTGGTGCCGGTATCATTGGAGTTTTTGCAGTAGACAGAATTTTGGATTTTGGTAAAGCATGTATTACGGCTTTTAATGAGGCTGAATTAAACGCCACCAAATTAAAAAATGCTGTAGGGGTTAATGGTGGACTTACATCTGATTTCCAGAAACTAATTAAACAATCAGAAGAATTGCAGAAGGTTACCATCTTTGATGATGATAGCATTCAGCAAGTTCAAACACTGGCTTTACAGTTTGGTTTAACAGCCAGACAAGTGGAAGACCTTGTTCCAATCATTACAGATTTTGCATCAGCTACAGGTCAAGATTTAAATTCTGCCTTGGAAGCTGTATTACGTGGTGTTAATGGATCAGGTAAAGGATTAAAATTATATGGAATTGAAGTTGATGCCACAAAAAATAAAGCTGAACAACTTTCAAATATTACACAGCAATTAAATGAAAAATTCCAGGGCCAGGCCGCAATTATTGCCGGCACTGCTTCTGGACAATTAAAACAATTAGGTAATTCATTTGATGATCTTAAGGAAGATATTGGTGGTGCAGCTTCTGCATTTGGTAAATTTCTTGGTGATGTATATTTATTTTCTTTTGATAAAGTAAAATTTTATCAGAATAAAGCATACCAAGGACTTGCAAAAATCCAAGAAGAAGAAGGTAAAAAGAATGAAAGTTATTTAGAATCCTATCATAAAGGAATAGAGAATTTAACTATTACCCAATTACAGAACATTGAAAAAAAGAAATCTGATCTTGCTAAAACTGCAAGTGCTGAACAGAAGAAAATTTTAAATCTGGAATTACAGGCAATCAGATCACAGATAACAGAAAAGAATTTACTCCAGGAACAAAATATAAAACCAGGTAAGGATAATTCTGTAGACCTATTTAGAAAGCAGCAAGAAGAAAAAATAAAGATTGCACAAACTGCAGCTGATACATTATCTAATACTGGAAATAATCCATTAGAATTAAATGCAAATGCAATTAAGGCACAAAATGATTTACTGAAATTTTATCAGGAGAATGGAAAAGCATTGGTTAATTCAAAGGCTTTAACACAAGCTGAACTGGAAAATGTTATACAGAAATCAAACGCCAAAATATCTGATCTGGAGAAATCCGGATTTAAATTATCATTGGATGCCTTAAAGCAGAAGAATGAAATTTTAATTGCTGAAACAAAAAGAAATTCAGAAGAAAGATTTCAGGCTGAAATTAAAGCCAAGCAAGATGAACTGGAATTATTGAAATCAGGACCAGAAACCAATGAAAGAAAATTGCAAGAAATAAAATTGCAAAATGAAATTCTGGAAATTAGAAAAAGAGGTGTTTCATATTTAAATAATATTAGTAACTCATCATTAGAAGTTCAGAAGATCAATCTACAGAAAGAATATGATGCAACTGTAAACAATGAACAAAGAAAGAAGCAATTAAAAAATCAGATATCTGCAATTGAAAAAGCCCAGAATTTAAATAATATTAATTCTGAAATAGAACAACTTCAAATATTATCTGATGCACAAGGTGGATTATATGGTTCTGATGCTGCAAGATATGCTGAACTAATTGCAACCAAGAAAGCGTTGGATTCCGGACTTACAGACGCACAAATAGCAGAAATAAAAAAACGTGAAGAAAATGAAAAGTTAGCACATGATACAGCCATTGAAGGTGCACAAATGGTAGGTAATGCAATTATTGATTCATTAAGAAGAAGTTCACAGGAAGAAGGCGAAATAAGACGGCAAAGAAACCAAGAAAATTTGGATGAACAACTTTCATTCCTGGAAATTGCTGAACAAAAAGAACGTGGTACATATGTTGAAAAAGATGCCATTGCCAAAAAGTTTGATGCAAAGAAAAAGGAAGCCAGAGATAAGGCAGCCAAAGAAGAAAAGGCAATCAAGTTAGCACAAGCCAAGGCAGATAAACAAAATGCAATATTTTCCATAATCATAAATACAGCTGCAGCAATTATGAAAGCTGCACCAAACATTCCATTACAGTATGCAACCGGTGCACTTGGTCTGGTTGAATTGGGTATTGCTGCAGCTGCACCACTACCAGCATTTAAAGATGGTGTTCATAATTTTAAAGGTGAAGGAACAGAAACATCTGATTCAAATATTGTGAGAATTAGTAAAGGGGAATCTATTATTCCGGCCAAACAATCAAAAATGTACTCATCCATAATTCAGAATATGATAGATGATGAACCATTATTTGGCAAAGCAGCTGTTAATTTTTCTTCTTCAATTCCGGCCTTTGCATCAGGATATATGCCAATCACAAGTTCACCAATAGTAAGCACATCCACAATAAATGTAGATATGTCAGCCATTGAAAAAATGATGATTGAACAAAGATCATTCTTCCAGCAAGAATTATCAAAAGAAAGAAGATCATATGTGGTAGAAAATGATATTACCACTGTACAGAATAGAAACAGAACAATTGAAAACAGATCATTGTTTTCACCAAACAAATAAAAACAAAATATAAATTATGGAAAATAAAAATATTCCCATTTACGAATTCCTTATAAGCGAAGAAAAAATAAATTCAGGTGATATGCTTTTAACTGCAATTTCAATTGTGGACCAACCTGCAATCCTTGTTGACTTTTTGAAATTCAGCGAAAATTTACCAGAAAATATTCTGGAATTAAAATTCTCTGATGAATCCAAGAATGAATTGGTGGGTCCTATTATGATACCAGGAATGAAAATATACAGAAATGATGAAATGGGTGAATACTACGGTTTTTTCTCTGATAAAACATGTGAAGTAATGGGTGAAGATTTAATGCAAAAAGGTCTAACTAAAAACTTTTCATTAATGCATAATGGTACTAAAATAGATGGTGCATTTTTAAAGGAGATATGGTATGAAGGAGTTAATGCTAAATCAATTGCAACAAGTGCAGATGGTAAACATTTTAATCTACCAAAAAAAACAATTATGGCAAATGTAAAAATTACACCAGAGATCAAAAAAATAATTAATGAAGAAGGCTTGAAAGGTTTTTCAATTGAATGTTTTGCTGATGCAAAAAGGGTAATGTTTGCTGAAAGATGTAATATCACTTCTTCTGATGTGGCATTGGCAAAGATCAAAGCCGAAATTATGAAAGATGAAATTGATGAAATTAAATTAAGCACTGATTTTGCATTGGAATATTGGAATAAAAAATGTTCTTGTTCTAATTGCAGAACATTAAAAGCAATGGGTTATCAGATGAAAGGCGTTCTGCCTTCTTCACACGTGAAAGAATATAAGCTTTCTTAAACTTTTCAATCCATTTTTTCTATCCATAATCCTCTTACTTTTTTGGTAAGGGGATTTTTTTTTGGAGTAAAACCGGACAAGGTGCCGGCACTGCTATTTATTAGGTGAGCAGCATAATAATATTCTGTTCAAAAAGAAGAATGGACAAATCATTAAAAGATAAAATCAAAAGTATTCTTGGAATGCAACCTGAAATTGAATCTAATGTGGAAGAAACTATTGTTGAAAATGTATCTGAAACTGTTTCTGAAATTGAAACAGCAAATACAGAAGTTACAATGCAAGCTGAAACAGAAACAGAATCAACAATTGAAACAAAATCAGAAGTTGAAATCAAAGCAGAAGATCAGCCAAGTGCAGAAATTAAAAATGATGCACCATCAATGGAGGAAATCTTAAGTACTGTAACTGATCTGGTAAACAGAGTGGCAAATCTTGAAGCACAACTTGGAACGGCACAATCTGAAAATACAGAATTGAAAAAACAAACAGAACAGATTATGGCATTGGTAAATGAAATTGCTGATGAACCATCTGGAAGTGCACCAAAAAGAACTGATTCAATTCAGTTATCAAAACAAGGAAATACAGAGAACAAAGAAAAAAGATTAAAGAACATGTTAAACATGTTGCAAAAATAATTAACCAAACAAACTTAAAATTAAAAACTAAAAAACATGGCATTTAATACATCTGCTTTATCAACTTGGGTAAAACCAGGAGAATTATTTTCAAAGGCTTTATATAAAGCCAGCACATCACAGTATGTTGATATCATCGATGGTGTGAAAGGTTACATGGACATACATCCAGTTTCAACCACTACTGTATTTCAGGCCGGAGCCTGTTCTTATAACTCAACTAACACAACTGTTGTTGGTGCTATAAGATTAACTGTTGACCAGATCAGCACAATGGAAACATTTTGTGTTTCTGATTTCAACACTTTCGCTGTTGGTCAAATGCTAAAACCTGGTACATCTGATCAAGATGATGAAGCATTTGTTGGAATGTTTGCAGAAGAAAAATTGCAATCTGCAACTAATGCATTATGGGAAATGTTCTGGAAAGGTAATAAAGTTTCCGGATCAGGTAACAACGCTTTAACTAATGGTATCCTATATCAATTGGTTCACACTGCAAACAGTGCATCAACTGTATCAGCAACAAGTGCTGTAACAAATTCAAATGCTGCAGCTGTAGTTGATTATATGATTGAGAATGCACCAGCGGCTTTATTCCAAAAAGGTGATTTAATTATCTATACTACTTCAATCAACTATAGAAAGCTTGCAAAAAATCTTAAAGACAATAACAACTTCAATTATGCTGGTGGAGAAATTAATTCAGGAATGAGTTTGATTTTCCCTAACACAAACATCAAAGTAATTGGTCTTCCAGAAATGGATGGTAATGCTGATGGTATTGATTTCGTGATGACTTATAAAGGAAACTTTGCAATGGGTACAGATACAGCTGAAGAAAGCACATCATATGATCTATGGTATTCTAAAGATGACAGAAATATAAAATCTGCACTAGAAACTAAGATTGGTACTATCGTAAAAGAACCAGCAATGGTGGTTATCATCGCTTAATTGATAACACAATAAAATAAAAATGAAGCCGGAATTAATTTTCTGGCTTCATTAAAAAAACTTAACAATTTAAAACATAAATAAAAATGGCATTTACTTGCGCTATATCAAACGGTTACCAATTGGAATCATGCAGTTTATCAACTGGTGGTATCAAATGTATTTATTTGGCACCATGGACCGCTGCAACTTATACATTAGCTGTAGACGATACAGTTAACAACATTTCTGGAGTTACTTTCTATAAGTTTGAATGTATCAGTGAAACGGCTGAGATGAGTCAAAAGGCTGTTCCAAATATTCAGAATCAATCTCTGTACTACGAACAAGAAGTAGGATTGATTATCCCAAAACAATCTGCAGCAAAAAGAAATCAATATAAATCATTGGCCGGATCAGGTGTGCTTATGATCACAGAAGATCGTCAAGGCGTTTTAACTTTGATCGGAAAAACACAATCTGCATTCCTTATTGATGGTGCAGTTAATGCTGGTAAAGCAGCTGGTGATTTCAATGGTTATACATTAAAATTCCAAGCTAAGGAACCAGAACCAGGATTTATTGTTTCAGCAACTACATCATTTACCTATACATATTAATTCACTTTAATAGTTAGCATAATAATCCTTCTTCAATGATTATTCAAAGAAAGCCGTCCTAATAATAGGCGGCTTTCTTTATTTCAGGCCGGATATAATGTGCAGTTTGCGAACAGAATAGTATCTGTTCTATTTATTAAATGAGAG